CCCGCCCTCCCTTCTAGTCAACGGCTCTTGGGAAGATTCCTACCACAACCAATCCCGAACCCTAACTTGTACCAACGGTTCGATGATGGACTTCCTAACCGGTGAAATGGAGACTGACAGACACGCCGGTACGTCCAGGCACTTCATTTGGTTCGATGAGGAACCACCTAAGCACATCTACAACGAGGACCTGCTTCGACTTGTAGATGTAAAAGGTAAGTGGATTATGACGATGACCCCTGTAGAGGGTATGACGTGGGTCTACGATGAAATCTACAAGCCTGTAGTAGAAGATGAAGATCCAGAAACCATGAACCACATCTCAGTGACTATGGTTTCAACAATCCAGAACCCGTACATTGACCCGCAAGTTCTAGACGACATGACTCGCGGAATGAGCGAGGAGGAGAAGAACGCTAGACGTCATGGACAGTTCATGGCTGCGTCCGGATTGATTTATCCTGAGTTTGCTGAGAAGTACCACGTAGTAGATCCTCTTGACTACACACAACTCAAACATTTGACGGTAGTCTCTGCAATGGACCACGGATTAAGAAATCCGACCTGCTGGTTGTGGGCTGTAGTGGACCATGAAGGCAGACTGACGATTTTTCATTGTTACTACCAGGCAGAAAAGACGGTAGCAGAACATGCCGCGTACATCAAGGAGTTTGAGAACGGTAGTGGATTCACGTCAAATTATAGAATCGGAGACCCGGCGATTGCTCAACGATCTGCGCACAGTGGCCGAAGCATTCAAACCGAATATGCCGAACATGACATATACATTGGAACTGGGAACAACGACGTCGGTTACGGTCTCAACCGTGTCAGGTTTCTGTTCCAAAACAGTGGACTTTTCATTACAAATAACTGCCAGCCCGTTATAAAAGAAGCTAGAAACTACAGATGGGAGACCTGGGCAACTAAGAAAAGTACAGAAACGAAAGAGCCGAAGGACAAACCTCGTAAAGTAAAAGACCACGCGATGGACACATTACGTTACCTGGTCTGTAGCAGACCAGAGGCAGAGTTTACTGGACCTGCGGGTCATTTGTACCTACCCTTCAGTGCACCGGTACAAGTCTCAGGGGGGCCAGTTACTGAAAAAGACTACTACAACGAGCCCAACTCCGAGTACCACGAAATCCTGGGGGATGAATGGTAGACACTCTGCTCCTTGTATTCGGAATGTTCATAGTGCTTCTCGCCGTGCTGGTCACGGTGGGAGCTATCATAGATTGGTTTGTGTGAAATGGATGAAATTGGACGCTTCAAGAAGATCTACGATCGTCGGACTATGGCGTTACCTAGTGAGGACTTCTTCACAGGTCGCATCGACGATGAGTTCTACATCGACATGGACAAGGATACCGATGCAGGACGAATCTACATCGGACAAACAACACTAGAGCAGCTAGCTCACCTCATTGGCTGGGTGCCTGGAGAACTAGTTATTCAGCAAGAAACCAAGTTACAGGAGCTGGAAAAGGAAAATGATCTACTTCGTACTCTCTTGTCTAATCTTCGTGATAGTGCTGTTAGTCTGGTCAGCACACTCGATAGCCAAGCAAAAGAACAGTCTGGCAGCAACACTAAGCGAGAGCCACGAGAACCAACTGAAGCTGATTCTCCAGCTAGCAAGCGAGTCCCAAGCAAGGTTAGTAGCTCGTAGTCCTGCGGAGTTTCAAGCTTACCAAACCATTCCAGTCGAAAGTCCCGACGGTTACATCTCCTACGATACCAGTGACAGTTACGAAGAGGCCGCCCCTGCGGACTTAGTCTTCGATCTGACTCCGGAAGAAATGATTGATCAGATTGATCAGGAGTACAATGAGTCTAACAAGTAATGAGGCAGGAGGGGGAGCTGTAGGAGCCCGCGAAGCGGGCGATACTATTGGTGCCCCGGAAATTCCACCCCCTAATCTTCAAAAGTGGCAGACTGAAATGACTGCTGCTAAGATGGCTCGAGTTCCATTTGAACGTGAGTGGTACCAGAACATTGCCTTTATGTTCGGACGCCAGTGGCTACAATGGAACGCTGGTGCTACGTCTAGTTATATGGGGCAGCTAGTAGACATTAAGCTACCGCCACACAGAGTTCGATTAACCATTAACCTAGTCCGACGTCTGGTGAACAGACAGTACGCTAGGCTCACGAAGGAACAAATTCGTGGCTACATCACCCCAAGTACTAGCGACGACGAGGATATTGCTGCTGCTAGAGCTGGTGAGCGGTTAAACACGTACCTGATTGATCAGGTCAAGTTGTATGATCGACTTAACCGTTGTGACTGGTGGACACTTACGTGCGGTACTGGTTTCACGAAGGATTATTACGACCCGTACGCTAAAGTTCCTGGTCCCAAAACTGAGCAGATGAACCCAGAAACCGGACAGCCTGAAATGGTTGCTAGTACTATGTACGGGCTTCCTAAGGTTGAAACTGTTTCACCGTTCCATCTTCTAGTTGGTAACATTGATGAGCCGGACATTGATGACCAACCGTGGATTTGTCACGTTACCATCAAGAACCGTGAAGATATTTTTCACCAGTTCCGTGTCCAGGTAGACGCTGACGCTAAAGTGTCAGGCAACTCTGTAGAGAGCAAGCTACAAGCAGCACAAGGCTACAAGGCTGATTACAGCAAGAAAGGTGTTGAGGTTTATGAGTTGTGGGTCAAGCCCTGTGGAGAATACCCAGACGGAATGGTCTTCACTTGGACCGGACAGCAAGTCCTGCAATTCCTCCCTGCCTGGCCCTATTCCCACGGGGAATATCCTTTTACCAGACGGCAATTCATGGAGACTGGGAGATTCTACGGAGAGTCTACCATTGTCGACCTTCGACCCGTACAGCAGGAGTATAATCGTACCCGTTCGCAGATTGTAGAAGATAAGAACCGTATGGCTCGGCCAATGATGGCCGTCCAAAAGAGTTCTGTAGATATCAACTCAATTAAGGGTAGGCCTGGTGAGATTATCCAGTACCAACCAGGTACTCCACCTCCTTCTGCAATCCCAATGCCGAACATTCCTAGCTATGTTGTAGATCACTTGAAGCATCTACAAACGGAAATGTCCGACATTGCTGAGCAATCGTCACTGGAGCAGTCCATTCCTGCCGGTGTTACTGCTGCTACAGCTATCTCCTATGTACAGGAATCACAGGACGCAGTACTTGGAGAAACTCTACGGGACAAGGAGCGAGCTTTTCAAAGACTCTGTCGCCACTTACTCAGTTATGTGTTGCAGTACTGGGAAGCTCAGCGACAGATTAAGGTTGTAGGACAGGATCAGAACTTCGAAACTTACCTACTCCAAGCTTCTGACCTAAAGGGTAACACAGATTGGCGAGTTCAGACTGGTTCTGCTACTCCACAGAGTAGGGCTGCCAAGCAAGCTCTTCTAATGGAGCTTATGAAGATGGGTATTTTGCCAGCGGACAAGGGTCTACAGTTCCTCGACATGGGTGATACTACTCGTGTGTTTGAAGAAATGCAGATCGACGTTCGCGAAGCGGAGCGTCAGAATCTGATGATGGGTAAGGGTGAGCCTATGCCGACTAATGACTGGCAGAACCTCCTTGTCCACGTCACAGTTCATGACAACTATCGGAAGCGGGAGGAGTTCCAAAACGCAGAGGAAGAGATCCATAAGATTTTCAAGCACCACGTCTTTATGGATATGTTCTTGCTTGCTAAGCAAATGGCTCCAGAACAGTTCGATCCAATGGCTAACCCAGCAATTCAGCAAGCCTTTATTGATATTGATCCAATGACCGGTCAGGCTAGACCTAAGGGTATGGATCCGATGACAGGTCAAGTTGATCCATATTTTGTACCGCCCCAGCTAGAAGAAGTTTTACGGGGCTTCATCATTACGCTACAGTCGGGCGGAATGGGGGCAGGAGCCCCGCCACCTGGAGCTACTACGCAAGGAGAGCCTAGATGAGTTTAACGACTCTAGGTACGGATGAAGGCTTCCTGGAGCCATCTCTACCCGGACAGTCTAATCCCGCACCGTTTGAAAACCTACACGCTGACATCTATCGTCGGCTAGATATGAACCGTCGAGCCGGTCTTTCTAATCGAACGTTAGATTGGGCACCGACTCAGAACGATGTAGTGAATGGTCATCGTAATGTCTACACTACACGACAGGCATCCCGTAATCCTCGACTACTTGCAGCTTTCCAGCCTGGTGCAGGAGCGGCCTACACATTAGCTGCGGTACCTATGGACGGTCGTAAGGCTACTGGTACGATTCTAGATTCTACAGGTAAGGCTATTGCCTCCCCTGGTGATCTAAGTCGTGGTCCTGTAGGAGCTATGAGTTCAGCTGCTGGTCTAGTAAGTCTAGATCTTGGTACTGGAAGAAGCAACGGGATCTTTTGTCAGTGGTTAACTATGGCTGACACTGATCTTGGTGCAACTACTCAGTACGTGGCTCGTACGACTGACGCTTCTAACTACATCGGACTGTCTCGTCAGGCTGCTACTAACCTACGCGTTACTCGTAACGTGGCTGGTACACCAGCTACTGAGCGAGATATCACTATCCCTACAACTACTCCTGCAACTGGTAATGCCTTCGGTCTACGTCTAGATGGAACATCTGCTCAGGCTTTCCTGAACGGGGTAAAGCTAGATGACTGGACTCTGAACGCTGCTGCTCAGGGTCTGACCGGCACTAGGCTAGGTGTAGTTATTGCAGCAGGCGCTCACGTATATAATCCTATTAGCTATTTCGAAGCCTGGAGCTTGACTCCAGTGACCGGGGTATAAATTAAATGTCAGATACAGGCAATGAACCAGAGTTTAGCCTAGGGTCCGAAGAAGGACAGGCTGTAGAGACTCCAGAGGTTCAGCCGGAAGCAACACCAGCTCCAGTATTTTCGCCGTTTGCCCAGAACTACCTAGCAAACGTTCCAGAGGAAGAACGGCCTATCGCTCAAAAGCACATTCTAGAATGGGATAAGGGCTTCAACCGCTATGCCCAGGGAGTACAGCAGCAGATTAGGCAGTACCAAGAGCTTGGAGACCCGCAAACTCTCCAGACTGCACGGTCTGTCTATCAGCGTTTAATTGATGACCCTCAGGGGGTAGCAGAGTGGCTACACCAGCAGGGTTATACAGTTAAGCAAGCAGAAGCTGCTGTTCAACAGGCTGTTAACGGTCAGGCCCAGGAGGAAGATCCTCTTCTTAAGCATCCTAAGTTTCAGGAGCTTAATCAGAAGATCGACCGCTACGATCGCATTCTTGGAATGCTGGCCGAGCAGAACAAAACGCGTGCTGAACAGGAAGAAGCTGAAAGGGCAGACAAAGAATTGTCTGACTACATGTCAGCCTTTCCTGATAAGAAGGTTCCTGAGAAGTTTATTCTTACCTATCTCAATGCAGGGATCATTGATCCCCAGCGCATTGCGCAGGAGTGGAATGAAACTATTCAAGGCTACACCAACGATCGGCACGCAAACCAAGTTCCAAACATCGTAGGGGCTACTTCGTCACCAACGCCGAAGCAAGATCCAGCTACGATGAACACAGATCAACGACAGGCCGCTCTGCTGGCCGCGCTTCCAAAGGATTGGTAAATGCCTAACGTAAACATTGCGTCACTGACGCCAGCTCTTAAGGAGCTGTATGAAGGTAAGATTGTAAAGGCAGTCAATGACGAGACTGTTCTTACACAGCGGATTGAGTCCTCCACCAAGGGCGTGGTCCAGAAGGCTGGTGGTAAGTACGTAGACTTCCCGATTCAGGTAGGTCGGAACCAGGGTATTTCGTTCCGTCAGGAGAACGAGACTCTTGGTGATCCCGGTCGTGCCCGACTCAAGGAAGTAAACGTACCTCTATTCTACGGGTACGGTCGTGCTCGTTTCCAGGGCCAGATCTTCGAGATTGCGGAGACTGACAAGCAGGCATTCGTTAACGCAGTTGATAACGAGATGCAGGTTCTGGAAGACTCGATCAAGAAGGATCAGAACCGTATCTACTACGGTGATGGTACTGGTAAGCTCGCTGCTGTAGCAGTGACTATGGGTGCTCCTGGTCTTACCTTCACTGTAGACGACGCTTACTGGATCGAGATTGACGCTGTAGTTGACGTTCTTACTACTGGCGGTACTGCTGTTGCAGTCGCTCGTAATGTCACTGCCGTTAACTACGACACCAAGTCGGTAACTCTTGACGGTGCTAACTTCACTGCTACTACTTCCCACATCGTAACTCGCGCTGGTAACCTTACTGGCGGTACTCAGCGTGAGCCTGATGGTCTGGCAAAGCTAGCTGGTTCTGGTGCTCTCTACGGTCTAACTGATCCGAAGTGGGCTGCCAGGGTTACTGATAACGGCGGCAACAACCTGTCAGAAACCTCGATGATCAAGCTTCTAGACGATATCCGTCGGGATACTGGTAATACCCCGTCTGTTATCTTCACCTCGCTTGGTGTTCGTCGAGCTTACTTCAACCTCCTTATCCAGCAGCGCCGGTTCACTGGCACGATGGAGTTCAACGGTGGTTTCAAGGGTCTTCCCTTTAGCTACGGCTCGAAGGATATCCCCATCGTTGAAGATCCTGACTGCCCTGTTGGTCGTATGTACGCAGTACCTGAGAAGCTAATGCGTGTATACCACACT